AGTTAACAGAACTATTACAATATCCAAATTTTATTACATTATCATCACCACCTGCTATTTGAGTAATATAAGTTTCACCATCAGTAGAACCATTACCATCATCTATCCTACCAAGATTAAATGGTTTATAATAGTAAGGAACCCATTTTCCAACAGTTTCCTTATAATTAGATGCTAAAGTTACATTTGCCATGATTAACTATTATGCATAAAAATATTAATTTTTATTGGTGTAGCGCTATTATCTACAGCATCCCCATCTAATCCAAGCCTCATATAAGGCATTCTTCCATATGCATCAAAATCATAAGTTAATTGACCTACAGTTTCTGTACCTGCATCCCAAGTTCCTATATCTCTCATATTTACATAATTAGTTCCATCTACGGAACCTTCTATATGACAAGTTACATTTCCTGGGTCTCCTGCTAAAGTTTGTAATGCACTATTTACTACTACAGTAAAATCAGTATTTATACTCCAATCAAAAGATTTGGTATAGGTTAAAGCACCATCAATAAGCCACATATGACATTCATGTCTTACTTGAGCATTAATTCCACTTGCTCCTGTAGCTGATTGAACAACGTTAACATTTGCTTCGTCAGCAGAATCTGTATTAATGGAACTATTAGTATTACTACCTAATGTTGTCCAAGTACTAGATGTTCCTGCCATAACTTCCTCCTTCCAAATTTATGTAGAAGGGGCCGAAGCCCCTTCCACGATTAATAAACTAACCACTTACTATGATGGGTCAGGTCCTACACCAGTAGTTCCATCACCGCCTATTTCATTTCCTTGTAGACCCACACCACCTGACTTAATAGCAAATGTTATAGTACATCTACCAGCACCATCGGTTAAATCCGTTGCTGCAGTATCAAGTGCAAATCTTGCATAAGGAGCATGTATGTCACTAGCATCAACTTCTATACTATAGTTAGTAGTTGTAGCAGACCCTACATTTATATTAAGGTCTACTGAATCAACCCAACTAGGAGTAGCCGAAGAAGCCCCCATAACATCATCAGATGTTACACCAGTTGTTGATGTTTGTAAACTTGCATCACAAACTACTGCTGCACCAGATGCTGTTGTCATATCAACAGTCATAGGGAATTTCTTATCTTCCCAATCTATTCCGTCGGGAAAAACAGAAGTAACAGTAACTACTTCAGCTGATGCACTTTCATTATCATCAAGAACTAATCCTGATTCAGAGTATATATCATAACCATTTTTACTTGTTTTAGTCCAAGCCATAATAATCTCCTTCCCTTAAGAAAACTTAAGAATTGCGTGGGTTTCAGGGAGACTAATTTCCAAGCCAGATTCAGTGATGATTTGGTCTTGTCGACCATCAACGCCATTGTCTTGTACATTAGTTTCAATGAAGGTGTCTCGACTAACACCATTACCACTAAGTGGTCTGTAGTTTACATTTTTCATATCAACAGCTACACAATAATCTTCCCACGGACCCCTTAATAAGGGCTCAGCTACAAAATGAAGATTACCGAATATAGTATTAACTACAGTTACTGTATGCCCAAAAGCACCAGGTACTGTATTAACATCTAATCTATATTGAGATGAACCTACAGAATTATTTAGAAAACTTCCATTACCTAATTTGTTCAAGTAAGTAATAACTTTTCTTGAAGCCAAGACTAGTTTATTACCACTATTACCAGATTCAGGTGCAAAGAAATCTTCCATTGCATCTAAGAAAGCATCATAACCAGATGAAGCATAAGACATATTATAAACCTTACCATTTATATTTGTATAAGGTACAATACCCCAAGAATATCTAGTTGGTACAGTAGCTACTGCTTCAGCAGAAGATTGACCGTAACCAAAAAGCATAGCTTGTTCTATGTCCATTTTATGTTCCATTAGTTTATCTTGCCATATTCTTTGAAATTCATTAGCGATACCTCTATATTCAGTAGCTAATGATGTTCCAGAAAAGATATTCATACCAGTTTTGAAGATTTGACAATATCCTTCTCTATCAAATATTTTATCTTCCCAACCAATAGGACTATCAGTTCCTTCTCCCCATGCACTACCAATAACTTGACCTTTATTACCAGCAGAAAATACTGTACCAGTAGGAATTGTTACACCTACAGCTGTAAGCATTTCACCAGCAATATTAGTTTTATTATCATCAGTATCATGAGTAAGTGATGTTGCATCATCTGTTACAGAAGTACCAGTTTCAACTACAGCACTTTCATTAACTTTAAAGCGATATACAATCCCATCATCAGCTTTAACTGCTAATATAGAACCAGGTACAATAAATCTACATTCAGATGCAGATACTATTTTACCATACTCATCATATTTGCACTTTACAATTAAATCTTCACCAGCATCAAAAGCTCCACCATGTGATTCTGCACCAGATGTAGTTAATGCTGTATGAATTTCAAAATTACGTCTTTGCCACTGATGTCTCTGTTCTAAAAACTTAAAAACAGGGTCATTAGTAGCTTTTTTTGCCACCTTCGATAAATATACGAAGAATGGACTTTGTTGTGGTGCTAACTCAGCGACTCTTTCACCAAAATTAAACTTACGTCTAGTATCGTCTAAACTGGTGGAAGAATTCGATGTATTCGGACCACTCAAATTCGAATAAATTGTTGCCATTCTATCCCATCCTTTTATTTAACCCTCTATCAGCTGCTTTATTAAGCCTTCAAGTAGGGTATATTAAAGTTATTTCCAAGGGTTTTTACTATTAAAATCCCCAATCATAGTATCAATCATCTTATCTTCTATAGTTCTTCCATCAACGTTAGATTGTCCAGAAGGCATCACTCCCATAGAGGATGGTACTTGCTGAGCATTCTTTGTTTGTTGAAATGATTGACTTGGAGCAGGAGCACTAGTTTGAGTAGTATTTCCACTTCCTTGCAATCTATATAGTTGAACAAGATTATCAATATTTACAGAAGCTGGGTCAGACATTTTAGTTAGAAAATCATTAGCCTCATTAGAATCCATACCATGATGACCTGTTACATAAGATAAAATTTCAGATTTTTGTTTAGAAGCATTTTGAGAGGCTTGTTGCCTTTTAGCTTCTTCTACTCTTTTCTGTTCCATACTATCAAATTTTTCTTGTAACAACGCATTTTGGTATTGAGTATGTAAACCATTATATTCTACCATTTGTTCATCCCAATCTTCTTTCGCATCTAAATACCTAGCACTCTCACTAGACGAATCTGTAAAAGCTTCTTCTCTAGAAAATGCTCTAGGTCTTTGTGGTTTTTCAGGAGGTGCTGGAAATTCTTCCATAGGTTGAGAAACTGCCTCTTGAGGAGCAACTTGAGAAGGTTGATTCCCTTGAGAGCCAATCCTTCCTTCAAGTTCTTTTATCCTCTGGTCTTTTTTATCAGACTGAGATTGCCAATATTGATATCTTTTAGTATCATTATCAACTACCTCAGGTTGAGGGGTTTCTGCTTGAATACTTCCATTATCACTTACTTGGGGTTGTCCTTGTTCTGGAACCTGTTCAGTGTTTCCTTCATTACCTGTAGTAAAAACATCAGAAATATTTTGAGAACCCTCTTGAGTAACATTATCACCGCCAAATACTGCTTCTTCTAAAGAAGTATATTGTTGGTCATTAGAACCTTCTTGAGGGGTATCTGTTTGTATATTATCTTGTGTCATTTCTTTCTCCTTTTTGCTGCCCCACTATTGCCACCAGAGGAGGGTGAGCTAATTTTCGTTGTAGCATCTTTAATGCCTTGTTTTACTGTGGCTAAGCTATCATCAAGTCGTTTATCATAAAGTGTTCCTGCAGCTTTAGCTTTAGTGCTAATCTGGTCAAGGTCTCCTTTAAACTTCTCAACTTCAACTTTTTTCCTAAGGTTAACGGCTTCTCTATCTCTAGTTTGCAGGTCACCTTTAAGTCTTTTATTTTCTTCAGTAGACTGTTTCAATTGTTGTTGTAATTTAGCAATCTCATCAATTCTTTGCATAACACCTTCCATATCGAAAACTTCTGTTTTCTTAAGAACTTCTTGCCTATCTATTAAACCTTTTTGATAAGCATCCATATAGAACTCAAGTTCTGCATATCTATTACTTGGTAATGTAGAACCTGTGACTACTATCACATCATACCTACCAAGTGTTATATCATTCATTACTTTAATTTCACCTGTTTTATCATCTACAAGTCTTTTATTTACAATATATTCACTCATAGAATTATTAGGTTGTATTACTCTAAAAATCTTTTGAGATGTGTATAATTGCTGCATTAACGGAATAGCCAATTGACCTACTCTTACTAATGCAGATTCTACATCTGCTAGTTTAGATTTCATTTTTCTTTGTCCAAATTCATCTATCGATATAGTAGCTTTATATGTTTGAGGAGCAACTTGACTATTCCCCATCATCATTTCATATAATCCCAAAGCATGGTCTATATCACTTTTTGCAGTATTCTCATTTTGATATAATTCATTTGGAAGAGGAGTTGGTTGAACTGGCATAGGCGCTCCATCTGTCGGGTCATATGGAATAGCAACACCTGGTT